CTTGAGCGTTTTCCACCGCTTGGTCTGCGCGTTCTTGTAGTGCGTTGCCTCGTCTATGATGATTAGGTCAAACCCACCCTTGGCGATAGCATCTGCCACAACCTCAACACCGTCATAGTTTATGATAACGAAATCGGCTCCGCTGTTTATTATCTTTTTGCGCTTCTCTTTCGCGCCATGCGCAACGTCCACGGTTCGGTGCATAGCAAAACTAAACAAATCCTCACGCCATGCGCTGTCCATGATAGATAAAGGACACACGACAAGAACTCGCCGTATAATACCTTGCGTCATTAAGAAGTCTGCGGCCCATATTGCACTGGCTGTTTTGCCTGTGCCTTGCTCGTTGAAACAGAAGCCCCGCTTGTTCATGGTAAGAAACGCTGCTGTGTCCTTCTGATGTTGATAGGGCTTGTGTTTGCCCACCCACGAATAGCGTTTCTCAATCGGTGAAGGCACCTTTATGTTCAATGCTTTCAGCTTATGGGCCTCGTCGATACCCCAATTCACGACGACTTCATTCATCGACAACTCCTTACTCTTTGCAATCACTGTTGTGATTTGCTTCGGGTTAGGCAGCGTAAGCAGGATGGCTTTATCCTGTACAATCTGCATGTTATTCTCCAATTACTTCTTGCGCTTTCCACGGCTTAACGCACCGCCAGCGGCTCTATTTTTCTTGCGGCTTTGTACTTTTACACCGTCTTTATTTGATCCACCCTTGCTGAGCGGTTTCTTGTGCGCGATATCTTTACCCTCGCGCTTGTCGGCTTTGCCGTTATTGTTGGCATCCTTGCCAGTCTTATCCATCTTACGCCGCGCACGTTGCCGCTCCATGCGGTCGCTGTGTTCTTCGCGTTCTTTCTGCTGCTTGTACTCTTTTTTGTACGGGCGGGGTTTGTTCTTATAGGGCATCAGTTACTCCCGTTGTGGGCGCATTCGGTTACAGGACAATGGCGCTTGCATAGTCCAGAGGGGCGGGGGTTCCACACATCTGCTTCAAACGCCTTCTCCATTGTAGCATAGTTTGAAGCCCATTTCTCCCAAAGATTAGCCCTATCTGCAACTTCATACGTTTCTTTTACGAGTTTGTTTGCCACCACGAACAGTAGCCCTGCACGTATGCTTGTTATCTTGGGGTAGTGCGCAAAGATCGCCAACGCCATCAACTCTAGCTGCCCTTTGTCTGCGTACTTTGCAGACTTGCCAGTTTTATAGTCGATGATCCAACCGATGCCACTGTCCTCGTCAAGGATGGCAAGGTCCACGATACCACGAAACCATACGTTCCTAGCGCCAAACTTGCATGGCTCCAAGTTAGCCGTTACTCCTAACCGCTGCTCGCATATCTTTACACCCTTACGCTGGTTCAACTTATCCAACGCATCTTTGATATACATAAACCTCTCGGGGAGCGGCTCGCCTTTGCCGATATAATCTTCGCAGGCTTTGTGGAACTGATTGCCGTAAATCATAGCTTCCGTCTGAATGAACGGATACTGCTTCAGCACCTTCTCATGGTAGAACTGCTTGGGACATTGCTCGAATGCTTTGATCCGACTGAACGACCACGGCGCTGCTTTACTCATTCACATTCCCCATACGATTTACCTGTACCGCTCTCGCAGTCTATAGGTAGGCCTGCGGCCCAATCTGGTGTCTTGCGCATACATTCTTCTACATACGCTTGCGCTTCGGGAACTTCTTCATCCTTCACACAGCAAACAATCGAGTCATGTACGGTAAGGACAACTTTATATCTTTCGGCTATACTTAGCAACTGCTCGCCAATTATACAACGAGCTATGGCTTGGCACACGTTCTCCACCACCTTACCACCGTAAATTCTGTTTCGGCCCCGCCGTACTTTGTATCTGTATTCGCGTGACCCCTCTTCGGTCATTTCATACTTCAAGTCCTCGTAGTGTATGCAAAGACCCGATGGCAACTGGATGGCGTTCTCTTTTGGTAGAACTTTTAGAACGCCCCTACGACCAAATCGAACTGGACCGTTATGCGTCATTTGCTCCAGTGCAAACTGCGCGTCCTTCCACAGCCTATCTATGCTGTGGTTGATACTGCGGTAGATACTTATGATCCGCTTGGCTTCTTCGGCGGGTATTTCAAAGCCAAAGTTTTTTAGCTGAGCTTGGAACTTTATGCCACCCATGCCGTACCCTGCACCAAGAATAGTAGTCTTGCCTACAAAGCGTTGGTCTTTCGTAACGGTCTCTTCTTCGCAGCCGTATATACGCGCAGCCATTTTTATGTACACATCTTCGCCGTTAGCGAACTGGCTAACCAAATCGTTTTGCTCTGCAAGCCATGCTAAAACTCTAGCTTCGATCTGTGCGCTGTCCGCATCTATGAGCGTATAGCCTTCGGGAGCTATAATACTGCTCTTGAGTTTCTTCGCATTCGGTCCTCGGCTCGGCAGGTTTTGCAGGTTGATCTTATCCTGTCCACCCCACCGACCTGTGTGCGCCGCGTAATACCTAATCGGAACCGGGAGAAGTCCACGTTTGCCAATGGATATAAACCTCTCGGTACGTGTTTCTTCCAAGGTACTTTTAGTACCCAAACGTGCAGAGACCAACGACTGCACCCTATCATTCTCATGCTCTTGCAATGCTTTGAACGCCTCGTCAGACTTAGCAAATGCAAAAGTCTCTTTGCCTGTCGTCGGGCTGATCTTCTTCGGCGGCTCAACGCCAAGACTTATAAGTAGCTCCGCGAACTTGTTGTTCGACATCAGATCTTTCTTATCGGTTATATTCGCATCGCGTAGCAGCTTGTCCTTACGCTCGCGTATTTCTTCGAGATGTTGCTCCAGCAAGAACAAATCTAGGTCAAGCGTAGGTTCAATAAACATACGCAACGTGCGATCTATCAACTGTATCTCTTGCCGTGGGAACTGGTTTCCAACAACTCCGCTGAACATCAGCTTAAAAATTTCGTATGTCAGGTCCACATCGTTGCGGGAATACTCTGCATACTTCGCAATTTCTTCTTCGCTAAAATCAGTTAGCCGCTTGGCTAACGCACGGGTAACTTCATCACCCTTGGCCCCAACGCCGTAGCGTTCAGCCACAGCCTTTAGGCTCACACTCTTTTCCGTGCCATGTAACGCACGGGCCATGCACATCGTATCAAGCCACAGTTTCGGCTTCACACCAAATCGCCACCCTAGTATCGCCCCATCAAACGCGGTGTTATGACAAAGTATAGCGCAGGACGAGAGGTCTACGTGTGATAAGAAACGTGTAGTGAGTTCCTCACCTTGTAGCCAACGTGTTGGCTTATCATTCTTTTTTACAGCTAACCCAATAATCTCAAATCTATCGTCACGGATATATTCTTCAGTCGTCATCTTCGACAGACTGTACTCCTTGTCGTAGTACGTCTCGAAATCCAACGTCACTATGTCCATCTTCGTCATCCTCCCACGGGGCTTTGGGTAGCGTTACTTTTCCTTCGTTGAAGCGAGCGTCATAGACGCCCGCCCCAATCTTTGCTTTCTTGGATTTTTTAGGCTTACGCACGTAAGGCACTGGCAATCTCTCCCCCGCAAGCCATGTACCCTGCACCATCGACCCAATTATCCTTAGACTTTGGATTGGATTTTATACGCGCAACCTTGAGCAGGTTCATCATAACCGCAACATCTGTCGGGGTTATTTGCGCGTCCAGATGCACAGACCAGTATCGTGCAATGGTGCTGAAGTTAGTCTCCATGTCACCATGCTCCGCAGCGCGATCCTTCGTCACATAGCCTTTGGCTGTGTCGAGAACGTCGGAACGTGTTACAGTTAGATTTACTGCTTCCAACACCTCTTTCGGTGTGCCGATCTTTTTCTTGAGCAGGTGTATATAAGATGGCGAGCAGCCACACGCTTTAGCAACTTTTGCATTAGAGGCCTTTGGGTGCTTCACAAGATACGCCCAAACTTTTTCTGCTTTCTTACCCATAGTCATTCTCCTACTGCTTTATCTTTATCGTCACGCAACACGCGCACGATTTCTTCAACTGGAGTTACATCAACCCCATAATTTTCCGCTGCACCGCGAAACCTTTCAAGCCACGCCGCCAAACTTACACCGGCTTGTCTGCGTAGCTCAGCTTGTGCGACTTTATCGGTGGGGTCAAAAGGTTCGTACCCCCCGCCCTCACGCCGCTTTGACACAGGTGAAATATACGCAGGGTATTCTGTCACCTTTATGGAAACAACAGAACTTTCTACTGTCTCCGTTTTTGCCACGATGCGTAGCCCTGACGCCATCTGCCGCGCCAACTGTATACGATGCTGCCTCGCGGCTTCCACATCGTCAATCCCATAAAACGCTTTGTACGCTTCATGCTCTGGCTCGCCTGCTAACCAATCGACGAACTCTGAAGGCACAAACATATTTGCGCCGGTAGTTTGCAGGTAATCATCTATGATACGCTGCTTAGTCTTTTTAGAAAACTTAGACATAAGTTTATTCTCCATAGTTTTTGTTTGTAAAGCAGGCCATCACAGCCTGCTTTGTTTTTGTTAGTCAGTCGGCTAACCACACCGCACCACGCTACGCCAAACCACAACACACCTAGACCGCCTCGCCGTGCCAAGCCTAACCTCACCGAAACCGAACTCACCTAGACCGCCTCGCCTAAACACGCCTAACCTCACGCACCCTAACTCGACCGCCTCGCCTTACCAGAACACACCAAACCGTAACTCAACTCGTCAGTCCATACCTGAACCGCCTTATCTCGCCACACCAAAACACACCTAGACCGCCATGCCTTGATATGCCGTAACCCAACTTACCAGACCCCAACATACCTGAACCGCCATAACCCATCTTACCTGACCATAACTCAACTCGACCGCCTTGCCATAACCCATCTGACCCCAACACACCTCG